TGAAACGTTCACGCAGCGCATGGGCGGCGTCGGGAACGCGCTGGCCAGGCTGGGTAAGGCCACCACAGCGGTCGGCCTGGGTGTTGCTGCCGCTTCCGTGAAAATGGCTGGCGATTTTCAGGCCGAGACCATGGTGCTGCACACCGCGGCGGGCGAGACGATCAAAAACCTGGGGCGGGTGCGACAGGGCATCCTCAGGATCGGCCAGGGCACGGGTACGGGGATTAAAAACCTCGTCGACGGGATGTATCTGGTCGAGAAGGCAGGTTACCGCGGCGGGGCTGGTCTGAAAGTCCTGCAGGCCGCAGCCCAGGGTGCGCGGGAGGAAAACGCGCGGCTTTCTACCGTCACGAACGCGATGACCAGCGTCATGGCGAGTTATCACCTCAAGGCGACTGACAGCGTCCGAGTGATGAACGGTCTGAAAACGGCCGCGGGCGAGGGCAAAATGACAATGGAAGAGTTTTCCGGCGCTCTCTCCACAGTCTTGCCGATGGCCTCCGCGAACAAAATCGGTTTCGCTGAAATCGCTGGCGCGATGGCCACGCTCACCCAGCATGGCACGAGCGCGCGGGAGGCCACGCATGAACTGTCGGCCACCATCCGCGGCCTCAACACGGACGCTGCAGCAAGGGAAATGCGGCGCCTAGGTCTGGACTCGTTCGACGTCACCACGAAGCTGAAAGACGCCAGCAAGGGTGGCCGGGGATTCTCGGGCACCCTCGACCTGCTTGCCCGGACGGTGATGTCGAAGATGGGGCCGTCGGGCACGGTCCTCATGAAGGTTTTCAACGATACGAAGGCGTCGTCTGCGGCCCTGCAGACGATGCTCGGCAAGATGCCTCCCAAGCTGCGTGAGGCGGCCCAGGCGTTCGATAAGGGCAAGATGAGCGCCGCCGACTTCAAGAAGGTCTATTCCGGCCTTGGCGCCAAGGGTATGGCTATGGGTAGTCAGTTCAAGACGCTGTCCGTGACCTCGCACGGTTTCTCAGCGGAGTTGAAAAAGGGCGGCCCGGCAGCTCAAACGTTCACTGAGGCGCTGCGTAGGCTTTCCGGCGGCCAGGTCGGCCTGAACACGCTTCTCCAGCTGACGGGCGAGAGCGCGGCCGGTAACCATGAGCGCATCAAGAAAGTCGCCGACTCGTACAACCACGCCAGTAAGAACGTCGAGGGTTGGAATCAGACGCAGAAACTGTTCAATACGCAACTCGCGAAGGCCAAGGTCACAATGCAGGCCGTCGGGATCGAGATCGGAAACAAGCTCATTCCGATCCTCTCCCGGGTGATCGGCTTCTTTGGTAAGCACAAGAATGCGGCCGTCGCCCTGGCAGCGGTGATCGGTGGTGTGCTGGCCCTGTCGGTGGTCGCGTATGCGGCCAAGCTGACCTTGAGTGCAGGGAAGGCCGTCCTTTCCTTCGGGAAGATGGGTGTCTCCGCCGTTCAGGCGAGCGCGCGCATGGTCCAGGGCTTTCGCTCGGCCCAGGTCGCTGGATCGGCCTTTTCAGGTAAGGCTGGCAGCTTCGGCGGCGCGCTGCGCAAGGGTTTTGATGCCACGATCCGAGGTGCAAAGACCGCTGGCGGCGCGGTGAAGAGCTTCGCCCTGGCCATCGGCCGCGTGTCGGCGACGGCCGGGAAGGCCGCGTGGACGGGGCTGGTCTCGGGGATCAAGTCCGTCGGTCTGGCGATGAAGACCGCGTCTCTCGCGGCGCTGGACTTCATGAAGAAGATGGCGGCTTCGGCTCTGGCAGGGCTGCGGGCGGCGGCCGCGTGGACGGCGCAGAAGGTCGCCCTCATCGCGTCGGCGATCGCAGAGAAGGCCGCGGCCATCGCTCAATGGGCGCTGAACGTGGCGATGGACGCGAACCCGATCATGCTGGTCGTGCTTGCGATCGCGGCGCTCGTGGCCGCGCTGATCTACTGCTACAAGCACTTCACGGCCTTCCGGAACATCGTCAAGTCCGTGTTCGGTGCCTTCGGGCCTGCGGTCAAGCTGGTCGAGAAGGCGTGGCACCAGTTCACCGGCGCGTTCGACGCGGCGTACAAGCTGGCGAAGTCCATCGGCAGCAACCTCGTGAAGTGGATCGCGGGGCTGCCGAACCGGATGCTGCATCCGATGTCGTCGCTGCCGGGGGGCCTGAAGTCTCTGGCGGTGAAGGCCTTCACGAGTTTCCTCAACGCGTCCAAGAGCGTCGGCCTGACCATCCTCAAGTGGGTCGCTGGGATTCCCGGCCGGGCCAAGTCGGCGCTCGGGAGCCTGGGGCGTCTGTTGATCAACGCGGGCGCGGACATGATCCGTGGCCTCCTTCACGGCATCAGGTCGATCAACGTATCGAGTGTGCTGTCCGGGATCGCCCACGGCGCGGTGAGTGCCTTCAAGGGCGCGCTCGGTATCAGCTCGCCGTCGAAGGTGTTCCGCACTCTCGGCATCTACGTCAACGAGGGTCTCGTCGCGGGTCTCACTTCGAGCACCGCGAAGGTGAAGACGGCAACCAAGCGGATCGAAACTCTGCTGATCCAGACCTACAACAAGGTCGCCGACCAACGTGGGCACAAGGGCGTCTCCAAGCGCTGGGTCTCCTCGCACGAGCGGACCATCAAGCGGCTGGAGGCCTACACCCACAAAGAGGACAAGATCCTCAACTCGCTGGCGAAGAAGCGGGATTCGGTCGCCTCGAAGATCAAGGCGGCGCAGAAGAAGCTGACCGATCTGCAAAAGCAGTGGTCCGACGAGGTGAAGAACGTCGCCTCCGGGATCATGCAGGGCTTCTCCGTCGTCACGGAGGCGCCGCAGGAGGGGTTCGCGCTGACCTCGCAGGACGTGGTCAACAAGATGCGCGACCAGATGCAGAAGGCAGTGCAGTTCTCGGCCCAGCTCCAGGCGCTGAAGAAGAAGGGCCTCAGCGCGGATCTGATCGCGCAGCTCGCCGCGGCCGGCGTGGACCAGGGCGGGGCGACGGCGGCCGCGCTGTCGGGGGCGTCGAAGTCGCAGATCGACCAGATCAACGCCCTGAACAAGACCACCAAGTCCGCGGCGACGTCGGCGGGCAAGGCGGTCGCCGACAGCATGTATGGGGCTGGGATCCGGTCCGCGCAGGGCCTGGTGAAGGGTCTGAAGTCGCAGGAAAAGGCGATCGAGAAGCAGATGATGAAGATCGCCAACGCGATGAAGAAGGCGATCAAGAAGGCTCTCGGTATCAGGAGCCCGTCGACCGTGTTCGCCGAGATCGGCAGCTGGATCCCCAAGGGCCTCGCCAAGGGCGTCGACGGCAATGCCCGGCACGCGGCGACGGCCGTGCACCGGCTCGCTGGCACGGTTGCGCATGCAGGCGCCTTCGCCGGCGCTGGGCTCGCTGCAGGCCGGGGCGGCGGCAGCACGATCGTCAACAACCACTACCACTTCAAGATCGAAGGCAGTGTCCGGACCATCGAAACCCTCGCCAAGGACGTCGAGACCGCGTTCCTCAAGCGCGGCATGCGTAACCCGGCGACCTACCCCGCCTACAAGCGCTGACAGAGCCACTGAGGGGTGCCGCGCGGCCGGGACCCCTCAGGCGCTGTTCTCGGGCGAGGCGGAGAAATCCAGGGCCAGGATGCGCAGCATCTCCGCGGTGGTGGTGCCGGTTTCACCGCTGTCGTGCAGGTCGGCCAGCTCGGTGTGCAGGTAGACGAACGAGGTCACCAGCTGACTGATGCCGGCGTTGACGACGTGCTGCACGCTTTCGAGGACTTCGGCCGGCGACGCGTCCAGGGGAACGCTGACCGCGGGGAACAGGTCCGCGGCGAGGCGAGCGATCGTCTCGGACATGCCGCTTCCGTCGGAGTTCTGGCTTCTGATCGCGGCCAAGCGTTCTCTGCCATGCGTGAGGATGGCGATTGCGCGCAGCATCACCTCGTCGTCGTCCATGGCCAGAGCGTAGAGCCAGCAGCGGCGCTACAGTGCCGTCGTCCCGCCGTGAGGGTGTTCGGGACTGCCGGGGCCTCCGACAGGCCCCGGCCCTCTCTGCCGGCTCAGGTGCGTAGGCGCTCCCCCTGGTGGCCTCCGGGACCGAGCGCGGTGTGCACCGACTGTTCA